ATATGTCACTATACAAAGCATTTGTTCCTAACGCAGCGTTATACATACCTTTTGTATTTGAATACAATGATGATGCACCGACTGCTGTATTATACGAAGCATCAATGTTACTATACAAAGCTCTATATCCTAACGCCGCGTTATACATACCAGTGGTATTTGAATACAATGATGATACACCAAGTGCGGTATTGTAAGAACCCGAAACGTCACTATACAAAGCATTTGTTCCTAACGCAGTGTTATACATACCTTTTGTGTTTGAGTACAATGATGATGCACCGACGGCTGTATTATACGAAGCATCTACATTACTATACAAAGCATATGTTCCAATAGCAACATTATTCATACCAGTCGTATTTGAATACAATGATGATACTCCGACAGCAGTATTGTAAGAACCAGAAACGTCACTATACAACGCATATGTTCCAATAGCAACATTGTTTAAACCCGTAGTGTTTGAATACAATGATGATACACCAAGTGCAGTATTGTAAGAACCAGATAAGTCACTATACAACGCATTTGTTCCAATAGCAACATTATTCATACCAGTCGTATTTGAATACAATGATGATACACCGACGGCTGTGTTACACGAAGCATCAATATTACTATATAGAGCTCTATATCCTAATGCTGCGTTATTACATCCGATTGTATTTGAATACAATGATGATACACCGACTGCACTATTGTAAGAACCGGATACATCACTATACAAAGCATTTGTTCCTAACGCGGTGTTATACATACCTTTTGTATTTGAGTACAATGATGATGCGCCGACTGCTGTATTATTTGAAGCATCCACATTACTATACAAAGCATTTGTTCCGATAGCAACATTATTCATACCAGTCGTATTTGAATACAATGATGATACACCGACTGCTGTATTATTTGAAGCATCCACATTACTATACAGCGATCTATATCCTAGAGCAACGTTATTCATACCAGTCGTATTTGAATACAATGATGATACACCAAGTGCTGTATTGTAAGACCCGGATATGTCACTATACAATGCATTTGTTCCGATAGCAACATTATTCATACCTTTTGTGTTTGAATACAATGATGATGAACCGACGGCTGTATTATTCGACGCATCCACATTACTATACAAAGCATTTGTTCCAATAGCAACATTATTCATACCAGTCGTATTTGAGTACAAGGATGATGCACCAACTGCAGTATTGTAAGAACCAGAAATATCACTATACAAAGCATTTGTTCCTATCGCAACATTATTCATACCTTTTGTGTTTGAATACAATGATGATGCACCTACGGCGGTATTACACGACGCATCAATGTTACTAAACAAAGCTCTATATCCTAATGCCGCATTGTTCATACCAGTCGTATTTGAATACAATGATGATACACCGACGGCGGTATTGTAAGAGCCTGATATATCACTATACAAAGCATTTGTTCCTACTGCAACATTATTCATACCTTTTGTATTTGAGTACAATGATGATGAACCGACGGCGGTATTATTCGACGCATCAATGTTACGAAACAGAGCATATGTTCCAATAGCAACATTATTCATACCAATCGTATTTGAATACAACGACGATAAACCGATGGCTGTATTGTAAGAGCCGGATATGTCACTATACAAAGCATTTGTTCCTATCGCAACATTATTAATACCAGTCGTATTTGAATACAATGATGATGCGCCGACGGCGGTATTATTCGAAGCATCCACATTACTATACAACGCTTTTGTTCCTACTGCAACATTATTCATACCAGTCGTATTTGAATACAAGGATGATGCACCGACGGCGGTATTACACGACGCATCAATGTTTTTAAACAAAGCATTATATCCTAATGAAACGTTATTACATCCATTTGTATTTGCCGCAAGTGAACTGTGACCGCAAGCGACATTATTACATCCGGTTGTATTCATAGTCATAGAACAAGAACCACATACTGCGTTATAAGAACCGACAGTATTTGTATTAAGACTAAGTGCCCCGACACCAACATTATAATTACCTGATGTATTTCTATTTAAACTGGAGTATCCTCCTGCTGTGTTGGCGATACCTGTTGTAATACTATACAATGTATTGTTTCCAAATGCGGAGTTTTTGCTGCCTGTTGTAATACTATACATTGTATCGTTTCCAAATCCGGAGTTATTGCTGCCGGTTGTAATATTTAATAGTGAATTACTTCCAACTGCGTTGTTATTAATTCCTGTAATACCATTTACATTGTCGCTTCCGTACATAGCCGCATTTCCTATTGCGGTATTTGCGAAACTAATATCTGTTCTGGTTGATATATTTCTTAATGCATCATAACCAAATGCGGATGTTCCCCATCCTTTTTTATTTTTCATCATAGAGTGACCTCCTAATGAGGTATAATTACCGGATGAAGATAAATCGACAACAAATATTTTATTTTGATTATTTAAATCGGCATTTAACCATACATCAGAAATCGTATTATTTTGTCCTAAATTGGTAATATAAAAATTATCTATATAAGCGTTATCTATGAATACGTTATTAGAACATATATCAGTAATGGAAGCTTTATTTGAGCTTATATCTGAAAGTGAAGCTTTATTTGCTTCAAATACATTGAATGTTCCATTTTCTCCGTAAATAGAATCATTATTCGTTAAACCCATATTACCCGTTTTTAATCTTGAACTCTGTTTTTTCCATGATGATGAAGAAGAAGACATTTTTATTGCTATTATATATTATACTATACTAATAAGTGTATTTTTTTACATATTTAAATATTTACACATTGTACATATTTACACATTGTACATATTATCTTTTTTTAGTCGTTTTCTTTTTGTTGATGCTTTTATTTTTCTTCTTTTTGTTGATGCTTTTCTTATTATTGCTGTTCTTTTTTTTGTTGATGCTTTTCTTTTTGCGATTTGTTATACCATAATCTTTTTTCAATTCTTTCAATGATGAGTATGGCTTCATTTGATTTTTCATAAAAGTATTCAAATCTTTTTTGTCAAACTCTTTTTCGAAATGTTCTCCATTTATATCAACAGTAAAGTTCCCTTTTTTTCCATCATATTCGGTTTCTACTTTAGATTCGTATGTTGGTTTTCCATTTTTTATTATTTTCTCACTAGATAAACTTTGATAGTAAACCATAGGTTTTACATCTGAATCATTTAATTTATTTTCATCTACATTATTACGAATACTTTTTATATCTCCCTCGTGATTGCGAAAGCTTTTTATATCCATTATATATAAATAATGAATATAAAAATAATACATGTAATAATAAAATGTCAAATAAAAAATTGCAAATATTACTAGCTGAATATAAATCTAAAAGTATTTCAGCATTAGAATCAATGACGATAGAAGAGCTAGAATATCTTATATCTGAAGCAAAAAAATCATATGATTATACTTCATTGTATGCACCAATTATGACAGATATAGAATATGATTTATTAGTAAAATACACATATCCGATTCCACTTACATATACATGCGAAGGCATGCAATAGTATAAATATCAAAATGATAATTCATATTGTGTGATATTACTTTTCAAATACTTATACACTTCGCGGTGTATTTTTCGATATAATTGTTCTGTGGTATTGTTTCCCCCGTTAATCTTTTTGATATTTTTCATATATGTCAAAGCATAACTATCGTCTTCCATTCGGTGTTTGTTTTCATTTTGCCAAACAACAAACTCGTGAATAATTTGTTTAGAAATAAAATCCATCATTTTATCAAACTGCTCCATTTTCATTTCGCTCCATACACCATCATTAAATATGAATAAAGCATTGTCTTTTTGTTCGTATGATCTTACTTGCATATGTTGTTCATCGCTAGACATATTATCTTTTATGATAAGAAACGATCCACTTACAAAATCGTCATTGAATATGGACTCTAGATGTTTTCTTTCCACATTTATTTTATTCATCCAAATATCAAATGGTTCGCACATTTTATAAGTAGTATTGAGCCATTCTACAATATTTATTTTCTTTTTTTTAGAATCTATAAACTTTGAAAGTTCTTCTACTTTTTCTTCCATTTTTTTATATTTAAACGACATTTCCAATATGATTTCATATAATTTACGCACCGTAGGTGTATCTTCATATTCCTCTACCTCCAATTTTCTTTCTTTGTTTGATTTACTCATTAATTCGCAAAACAACAAATGTTTTTCATAATATGTTTTTCTAGTAAATTTTTTACTACAAAAACTGCATTCATTCTTTGTCGCCATTATCTGTTATCTGTTATCTGTTATCTGTTATCTGTTATCTGTATATAATATAAAAGCACATTTTTAGTTCAATTTTTTATATAAATATAGGTCGGCATCATAACAATAACAATAATAATTATATACATACAATATAAATGGTTCTGATTTGCACGATATCCGGTTCAGTGGAAGAAATTAATTTATATGGAGGACCATTGCCTTTTCAATGTAAAAGCTGTAATGACAGCGGATGCAATGGTTGTTATGATATTATTCGTCAAAAGAGAATATGGAATCAGGTTCGCATACCTTCTTCACAGCTTACGTCAGTTACTCAAGCGGAGAATGTAGTAGGGGGGATAAATAACCAGCCAACTATATCAAATGCGAATGTGAATTGGAATCAATCAAGTGATAGAGCAAATGCATCTATACAATTATTGTATCGTCCAACAAATGGAAACTCTACCAAGACATCTATTACGAGAGAACGTCCGGGATCTCAAAGTCCTGGAGGAAAAGGAGTGGATGTTAAACACAATTCATATGATCGTTATTTAGCACGTAAAAAAGCACCTGTTCTTCGTACAGAAGTATCTGCAAGTATTCCTGTCAAGGGAAATAAGACGAAGGCATATGGTTTGATTACTTGTTTGTGAATGTGAATACTAATGCTAATGCTAATGCTAATGCTAATGCTAATGCTAATACTAATGCTAATTAGATAATTTATAATCTCTCCTTTTATTATATTTATAATGTCTTCAAAAATAAATATGATATTTTCTAAAACAACTGAAACACAACACTACAATTCAAAGAATGTCAAGAAACCTATTCATCCACAAATAATTAAAATGATGTCTAATCCGCATAATATTGCAAAGCCTGTTACAAAAGAAGTGGAAATGATGTCTAGTATGATTATGAATAATAAGATTCAAAACTTTTCAAAGACTACATCAAAGACTACATCAAAGACTACATCAACATTACCAAGTATGGTTTCAAAAGCAAAACTTACGAATGCAAAAGATTTTGAGTTTCCATTACAAAATAAAAAATCATTTACTATGAATTTCTCTCAACTAAGTACTGGAAAACCATGTGGAAGCTGTGGAGGTCGTTAAACATTATATAATCCAATGAACTCATTTTATAATCCAATGAACTCATTTTATAATCCAATGAACTCATTTTATAATCAATGAATGAGTTCATTTTACATTTTACATTTTACATTTTACATTTAATTTTCTGTATATTCTTGATATTCTTCAATTACTCTTGGAGACTCACCTGGAGGAATATATCCTTTCTTATTCCTTTTATTTATTTTAGGTCTCATAATTTCATTACTCATAATCATATCATCTTCCATTGGTATCATTTTAATTGTTTCTCTTTTACTTTTAACAGATGGCGTTTTTTGTTTAACCAGAGAAGCTTGTTTAATAGGAGAAGCTTGTTTAATAGGAGAAGCTTGTTTAATAGGAGATTTATGTTCTTCAATGATAGGCGATTCATACATTGGCTTCATTGTAATTTCTGGCATTTTTTGTTTAACCGGAGAAGCTTGTTTAATAGGAGAAGCAGTTTTAACAGGAGAATTACGCTCTTCAATGATAGGCGATTCATACATTGGCTTCATTGTAATTTCTGGCATTTGCATTTTGTTCTGCATTTTGTTTTGCATTTGGTTCTGCATTTTACTTTCCTCTTCTTCTTCTTTTATAGGTGATAATCTAGCAGATGAGCGTTTATTTGCATCATCAATCGTTTTAATCGCTTTAAAGTTTGTATTTGATGGAAAATGTAAATTTTTTAATCTATTTATTTCATTCTCTCCTAATGGTGATAGTTCATTGTCTTTCTCTCTTCTCATCATTTCATATTTTATAATACTTTGGATCTTGGTGTCTGATAAATTTTTATTAAATCTGCTTCTTACTTTTTTGATGGTTTTTCTTTCACATATTCCTGATCTTCTATTTTTTCTATACCCATTGAAACAACGACGTGTTTTCTTAATCACATATGTTACGCAAACACCTGTTTTTCTATTTTTTCTAGTTCCATTAGGACATCGTGTACGTGGAGGCATAATTATATATTGTAGATATTATAATAATTATAATAATTATGATATGATATGAATTGTAATACTTATGAAATGTAATAAAGAGAATTGCATATTATTATATAATTTAAAATGAACGCATCATCAGCAGCAAATAATATTTATAATAATACATTATTGACAGCAGCCGGTTTTTATAAAGATACTTTATCAAAATGGGAGTCATTTAATGATAATATTATTTTTGATTCAAAATCATTTATTGACGCGAAATTAAAATCAGTTAGTAATCCAAGTAATTATAAATATTGTTATGAATTGATTAAAGCAGGTAATGATATTTTCAAGTCTTATTTATTTAACGCATTAACTTATCATACAAAATTATTAGATATTAGGAAAGACATTGAAAAGGCATATAATGAGAATAAAAATAATATTCAATTGCAAAAAGAATTGTGTTCTTGTAATGAAGAATTAAAACATGAAGTAGAAAAAACAGAGAAATTAAGTGCAATTATTAGACGTAATAATGAAACGATTGACAAATTACAAACTGAAATTGTATATTCGAGCGACAATAACAAAAATGACTATATCACAAAATTAACAGGTATTTGTGCGTTAGACGAACAACCACAAAAGCAAGAAGAACACCAAGAAGAAGAAACACATAACCGTATAGAACAAATGACCGCAGTTCAAAAAGAAGCATTGGATATATTTACTAAGAAAAATCATGATTACGGAGATTCGTTCGCGACATATGGTCCCACAGGTGTCATTGTTCGCATCGGAGATAAAATCCAGCGGCTTCAATCTATTACACGAAAAGGGATTATGATGGTGAATGATGAACCGATTAGAGATACATTGATGGATTTACATAATTATTGTGCGATGGCGATAATGTTAATGGATGAAAATAAATCATCACACAGTAACCGTAATCATATTGTTATTAATGAACCTGGGCTTGGAACATATACGGTTGGTGATTTACAACAATAAAAAAAGAATACAATATAATTATTATCATATGATATGATTATGATTATATATTCAATCAAATTGTAGAATAAAATTTCTGAACTTTTTCATTCACTTTGATTTTTTGAGGATTGAAAGCAGAGAGATAAAGACCTTCCAAGCTTTTTACGCGAGACAATGCGACATATGTTTGTCCGCATTCAAATATATTACTTCCTGCGTCAATCTCTGCCAGATCAAGCGTAACACCTTGAGCCTTGTGTATAGTTATAGCCCACGAATGTATCAAAGGTATTTGTTTTATACTAATACCATCCATATTTTCGGTAGTCCACGTATGATAACCAAATACTTTTATCAATCCATTTAAGAATTTTACTTTCGGGAATCCATTTGTAATTTCAATAACAACACCCTGACTTCCATTTACAATAGGCAATGCACCATCTACATCAATATTCGCAATACACATCACTTGTGTACCGACTTTCAATACCAATTTATCATCGGCAATAATACTCGTACGAAGTTGTTTTATTTCTATATCCGATTTTATCGGATCATCCGCCTTTTTAAATATGTTATTTGCAGATGCCTTCTTTTTCTCTACAGACAAATTATATGTGAATACATCTCCTTTTAATTTCTCTAATTCATTGATATTGATTTGTTCTACATCACGACGACGAGGAAGTAGAATTGTCGGTTTAATGCCGTTATCTGGATAAGTGAGTCCTACACGTGTCATAATAAGATCATACGACGATTTATATAATTTTCCGACACGTATTTGGTTCAATACTTTTGTATAATTCGTATCGGTCTGACGAAAGATTGTTTTTAATTGAATTACATTTTCTTTCATAAAGATATCATTCCATCTGTCGCTTTCAAAACAAAATGCACTTGTATCTTCGTCATCTCTGTCTCCGACAGGAGGAAGTTGATAAAAGTCGCCTGAAAATACGACTTGGATGCCGCCGAATGGTGTTTTCTCATCACGTCTAGCCCTTCTACCAATTATATCCAATACTTCAAATATCTTTTTAGACATCATACTAATTTCGTCTATCACGAGAACATCTACTGAGTTCCACATTTTATTTTTATAACCATTTTTAATAACCCGATCTACAACTCTACCGAATGGACCAGATGCAATACCGATACCAGACCAAGAATGTATTGTTTTTGAACCTGGGCATCCAAGTAGTACTGCGGCACATCCGGTTAGGGCACATACTTGTATACGTTTATGTTGTTTGTTTGCGATTTCAACAATACGTTTTATAAGTTCGGTTTTTCCAGAACCGCCTGGACCGGTTAAGAATATATTTTTTCCTTTTTCAAATAATTGTAGGGCATTTTCTTGTTCTTGTGCATTTTCTTGTTCTTGTGAAAGTTTTATTATATTCATATTCATATTCATATTTTTTATGATTTTGCGATTGTTATTATTACTATACTCATAAATTGTCTTTATTATATTCAATTTTATATTTTATATTTTGTATTTTGTACTTTATACTTTATACTTTGCAAAAAAAAGAATAAGAGTTTCCTCTCTTCTTTTTCTTTTCTTTCTTTTTTATTACAAAGAATATTCATCATCAACTGGTTCTTCATATGCGTATTCGCATTCGTCGTCGTCGTCGTTTGTTTTGTTTGCATATATGTTTTCAAAATTTTCTTTTTCTTCATCATACTCATCGGATGATGCGTATTCTTCATCAGCATCAGTGTCATCGCCAGCATCAGAGTCATCAAATGATGTTGATTCCGTTTCTGTTTTATATTCAATAGCATCATCGTCAATATCAATATCAATGTAATGTTGTACTCCTTGTTGTCTAACCAACACAGAAGGTCTTAGTTCTAGTGGAAGATGATCGTAAATATCAGTCATTGTTACAGTAACAGTTCTAGTTCTTTAAATACTTATTATACATTAATAAATAAGTATTTCAATTTTATGATAAAATCATATATTTATATTCGATATTCGATTTCGCTTACAATAACATAAAATCATCATCATCAGAACAATACATAACATCTTCTTTTTTATATGCTTCTTCAGCTTCATCTTCTTTTGCTTCTGCTTCCGCTTCTGCTTCTTCTTCAGCTTCCGCTTCCGCTTCATCTTCTTTTGCTTCCGCTTCTTCT